TTCACTATACTACCTTTCTATACCAAGCTTGATATTCTTGAAAAATAAGTCTAAGTCTATCTCTATAGATACTTGAAAAAGAATCTATCGCCATTTTAGGTTCATTTTGAGGCCCAAGCTGTGCTGACCATTCATAGTCATCAAAAGCTATGATTCCACCAACATTCAAACATTCATAAGAATTTACGGCATCTTTTATAACACCATAAGCAGTATGATCCCCATCTACATATATAAAATCAAATTTTTCAGTGTTGTATTTAAAAAAATGGTCACTAGTTGCCTTATATTTTATTATTTTTCCACTGTCTCTAGCTTCCTGTGTTTTTCTGTCATACTCTTTTTCTACATCATTCCAGTCCCATTGTTTATGTAAAGGCTCATCAGAACCTTCCCATGTATCTATATCAATTAATTTTGAGTCTTTATGGGTTAATAAATTTTGATAAAGCCACATAGAAGCATCTCCTGTATATGCTCCTACCTGTAAAAAATTTACTGGTTTATCTTTATAATCTTTTAAAAGATGAGCAACAAAATTTTCCATGCCGTCAGATAAAAACCAATTTGGGTAATATTTTGTCTCTTCCATCTTTTCTCTTTCTTATTATACTAGTTTAGTACGGTGTTCCTCCGCTAAAACTACCATGAGATGCTCCAGTCCAAAAGCCGCCACTCGAGCCATCAAAATAACTTCCTACAGAGTTGGCTTTTTCTACCATAATAGAGTCTACATAGTAAATATCTCCAGAAGTAGTTGAAGAAGTAGATACTCGTATAATAAAATAATCTGCAACTGAGTTTCTAGTAAATGTACCAGAAATTCTTGTCCAGTTCCCATTATCACTCAAAGAAGTTGTTCCTACATTGCCGCTAGATACTGTCCCACTAGCAGCAAGACTTTCATATTGAAGATGTCTTAAAAAGTAATTTGAAGTAGTAGCTCCAGTTCCTAATTTTATATACGCACTTACTACATATGTACCTTGACCTCCTAAGAAAGGTATTCTAGAAGTTGTTTGAAATCCACTTGCAGAAGTATTAGTAACTTGAAGCGCCGCTGATCCAGTATTTGATTCTGAAGTTACTCTTGTGAGAGTTGCGCCTCCAACTGACCCCCACCCAGAAGCGTCTACCTCAAAAGAAGGATTAGAAATATAATTTATTCTATAACCAAGAGCTATAGCTTCTGCAGGATTTTTAAGTGATCCAGCTCCGCTAAGTATTCCTACTGTACTTGGCATTAGCTAAGCGCCAAGTCTCCAGTAAGCAACCACTCGTTTGTCCCCAATTTAATTATAGAAGCGGTTGAGTACTGGGCTCTAAGTTTTGCGGTAGGAGTAGCTCTTACTGTTACTCCAGTATCTCCAACTACAGTAACTTGTCCAGATCCATATTGAACAATATCTACTCTTTGACCAACACTGTATGCTGCAGAAGAGTTTAGAGGAACAACAATATTCATTGCACTTGATTTTGTGCATTGAATAAGAGCACCAGCATCAGTTAGCAAAAGGGTGTATGTATCACCTTGAGCATTAATAGTTTGAGCTGTATCCCATTGGCCTGTTGCACCCGTAGCACCAACAGCACCAGTTGGACCTGTTACGGATGGACCAGTCGGCCCAGTCGGACCCGTAGGGCCAGTTACTGTAGAAGCAGCTCCTGTTGGCCCAATATTTCCTTGTGCACCTGTCGCTCCTGTAGGACCAGTTGGGCCTGTATCACCAGTAGCACCAGTAGGTCCACCAGAAGGACCAGTAGATCCTGTTGGACCAGTTGGTCCAGTCACTCCTGGGCCAGTTGGTCCAGTTACTCCTATGGGTCCTGTGGCACCAGAAAACTTTCCAGCATTAGCCCACTCTGAATTTAAATCGCTCCATATATATAAATCTTCACCTACTACATACGAGTCTCCTATATTACCTGTTGGATTATCTGCTTGTAGAAGGCCAAGGCTTGCATAAGTACCTAACACAGTAACGCCAGATCCTTGCGGACCTGTTGGTCCACTAACTCCTTGAGGTCCTGTTGGTCCTAGTGGTCCAGTTGGTCCAGTAGGTGCAACAGTTGCTATTGTGTTAAAACCAGAACCTGTATAAAAACTTACAGCATTAGTTAAGCTATTTACCCACATATCTCCAACAGCTGGAAACCCTGGTGCTGTTGATGCATATGTAACATTTGCTCTACCAGTACTTTCAAATACTGCAGAAGCAGAAAAAGCTACATCCGAAGTGCTAGCTGCAACATAAATTTTATCTCCTACAGTTAGAGCAAATCTAAATGTCTCAAACGACTGTCCAACACTAACTTGAAGAGAATTTACAATATAAACTCTTAAAGATGGATCTCCACCAGAATCTACTGGTTCAATGTAAACAGTAGCGCCAGCAGTTACGCCTCCTTTATTAGTTATAATAACTGAAGCAACGCAAGTTACATCTGATGTAGCCATTAGTGACAATGCATTAGCTGCTGGAGTAGATACACCTAATCTTTTTGCTGGCATTTATCTATCTCCTTAAATGCTATTCAATGATTTATGGGTAATGGTACCAACCATACCAGCGTGAACACTACATATATATCTGTAACCGCCAGAAGCTGCTGCTATAGGAACATTCCAATAAAGAGTTCCAGCAACTTTACCTTGAGCGCTAGCATCAGTTGTAACAGTTCCAGCAGAATCAACATGTATTAGTCCTGTAGAAATATCAGCAAAACCAGATCCAGTATCTGCTTGTAACTTAAAAGGATGTCCAGCATTAGCTAGATTAAAAGCTATTGTAGCTCCGCCAAGAGCAAAAATAGTTGGGTTATCACCAGTGTAATGACTATTAAAGTTATATGCTGTAGTTCCATTATTGCTTACAGCTAATCTTGCAATAGCAGAATAGGCAACTTCATCGATAGTTATTGATGCTGCAGTTGCATCTGATGTTCCGCTAAAAGTAGAAGCCCCTGTTGCACCCGTCGCACCAGTCGCTCCCGTAGGGCCAGTTGGTCCTGTAGCACCTTCTGTTCCACCAATACCTGCTGGTCCCGTTGGACCAGTAGCGCCAGCAGCTCCAGTGGCTCCTGTAGGCCCACCTGACGGGCCAGTTGGACCTTGAGGACCAGTTGGGCCAGTAGCTCCAGTACCAGCTCCAGTTCCTACTTCTTCCCATGCGGTAGATGTTTTTACTTCTAAAGCATCGGTTTCTGTGTTAAATCTTACATATCCAGCTTCTGCAGATGCTGGTCTTTGAGCAGTAGTTCCAGATTCTAAATAAATAGTATTGTTATCACCACGAATTACTTTATTAGTAAAAGTTTGAGCTATATTTTCTGGAAGAGCAGAATCTTCTTGAGCTATACCATTTACACTAAAAGAAGTTGTGTCAACACTTGATCTAACATAAAGAATGTCTCCAGAGTTAACAGCAAATCTAAAAGTTTCAAAAGAGCTGTTTAGAGGTATAGCAAGATTAAATGCAATATACGCATATTGAGTAGATATAACAGCATTAGCAGGTACTACCCAAATACTAACTTTACATGCAGGAGTTGCTGAAATTGCTTTACTAGCAGCTACAACAGAAACTAAGTAAGGACTACTAAATGTTAATAAAGCTGTATCAGTATTAGCATCAGGATTTGATAAACCAAGTCTTTGTATCGGCATCTTGGCCTCCTATGCCTGAGCTTCAGACCATGACATCTTAGCTGATGTTAGCGTTGTGTTACCAGTTAATCTAGATACTGCAATAGTTAAAATATCTGGACCATCTGGATAGATGCTGTCACCGCCAAGAATAGAGTTTGATAACTCGAACAAAGAGCTAACATCTACAGTTGTTGTATCTTCAGCTCCACTAGCACCACCAGCTGCTTTAAAGTTATAAACCTGAACACCTCCAGAAACAGTATCGGATGCCGTATGTTCAACAATCTGAGTTAGTGAAGGAGCATCTACAGAAGTAAAGTTTAGGTTATTCAAACGAGGGTTTAAAAGAAGTTTAGCGTCAACTAACTGAGTTGTTGATATGCCAATTTCTTTCAAACGAAGCTGCATTCGGTTAATAACATCTCTATCTCCAAGTTTTCCTGTCAAACCGCTAGAAACAGAAGGAGAAAGACGAAGAGAGATAAGAGGCTGATAGTTAGGTCCAGAACTATTGTTAAGAGATCCGTCTGGATACAAGAAATACTGATATTGAGTATTTCCTTGAGAAGTAAAATTAAGAACTTCAGCTACTGCAAGACCATTTTCTGTTACAGTTGTTTGAGCTGTTCCAGCTTTAGTAACAGTAAATGTAGTTGCATTAGTTACAGTTACTGTATATGTACCATTTACATCAAGAAGATTAGCATTAGTTATGCCATAAATTCCAACATACATACCATTAGAAAGTCCGTGGTTTGTGTTAGTTACAACAGTAACTGTTGTACCAGCTCTGGCTACAGTTCCTCCTACAGATATAGGTGAAGCAAATGGTGTCAAATGAATCAAGTTAGATGAATTAACAAAAGCTTTATATTTAGTGCTATTTGTTAAATAAGACAAAGTATTTGTGCCTACTACCTGAGTTGCTGGATTAAGTGTATTAGTTCCCGGGAATCCGTTAGGAGCAATTGATTGGAACTGTAAAACATCTCCTGTTCGAAAACCGTGTGTTTGTACAGTAATTAAATCGTTTGCAAGATTTATTCCAGTAGAAGAAAACAACTTTGTGGTAGTTCCTGAAATATTTAATGTCTGGCTACCTTGAGTAAAGAGGTAAGCATTGTCGTCATCAAAACGGCCATCCATCATAACCGAAGTACCCCAGTGGAATAGGTATGGGATATAGGTTGGATTTAGATAAGTAACAACCTCATAGCGAGCTGGCAAGTTACCAGAGCGGAAGTATGATTCATACAAGTTATTGTTGTGAACAAACTCGTGAACATACTGAACCTGACCATCGGTTGTTTTAAAACCAAAGCGAATCTTACCCGCACCGTACCAAGAGTAATCGATATAAGCCATCTGAATCTTGCTTAGATCTAGGTTGTAACCAGTAGGTCCAGATCCATCGCATGGATCCAAAGAAAAATTCTCTTGAGGAATTCTTGTATCAACTGTCTTAGTCATGATAATACCTGATTTAGCAGGAGTAAAGGAGTGAGTAGATGTTGTTCCAACTGAAGAAATATCCACAACTCCTACAGAATCTGGGGAAGCTTTTAATCTAAAAGAGTTATTATTAATTAGATCTATGTAGTAAGTTCTTCCGTTGATAAGACCGCCAATAGGTTCTCCGTCAATAGAGTTATAAACTACTGGCAAGAGATTAGAAAAACCATGTCCAACAAGCTGGAATGTGTCTGTAGATGTTCTAACAACTCCAGTAGTTCCATTGCCTGGATCAAACTCTTTTTCTGTTCCAGAAGCACCTTTATATTCAGGACGAACAGACATACGAGTATTGCTTGTAATCTGAACTACTCTATATGATTGACCACGCATAACAATATAGTCCCCGACTGTAAGCTGGGCTTGGAAACTTGTATTAGTTCCAAAAATCAGTTCTGATCCTTGAAGAGCTGAAGCTGTACCAGCTAATTGTTGAGTAGAAGATCTACGAACTGCATAAAGTTTTTGTCCATCATACTCAAAGAACATGCCGTTCTGGAAGTCAAACATACCTGTACGAACGGCTCCATTTGCCCATGCAGTTACAAAGAACTGAGGGAAACCATATGATCTATTTTCTACAATTGGACTGTTTGATACCATTCTAAATGTAGTTAAATCCACTACTGTTACTTGGAAATTTCCATTGTATACAGTGGAAGTGTTTCCATTAGAATCTTTTGCCTCACTTACTGTAATAGTAAGACCTGAAATCAAACCGTGAGGTCTGCGGGTCTTACATTCAATTGTTGTAGAGCTAAATTGAGTCATACTTTCAAGGTCAATTGAAGGCTTGAAGTTGATACCACAAGAGGTTTGTAGACCCTTACCTGACTGGTAACGGAAATATTTACGAGTCTGACGAACAATCTGACCCCAAGAAGTTCCAGCACCTACAGACATTTCAACACCACCATCAAACGGACGATGTAGAGAGTAACCCTCTGGTCTTACATATACGAATGTTGGGTATGAGTAAGAGACAGCTGAGTATGCGTTTGCATATGGACGATCTACAGTAATCTGAGTGTCAGATCCAATAGCTGTAATTCTACGAATAATAGGTCCGATTGGAGTAGTCTTTGTTAAAGTAAATCCAGATCCAGTACCTTGAGTTGTGAAATCCAAAGCTCCTGTGTTAGCTGTAGCATCAGCAGCAGAGTTGTGAAGTGTTATTTCACTTGAAGATACAGCACGAGTAAAGTAGTAGTATCCATCAACTAAAGGACTTGGAGATACTCCACCGTTTGCTGCGTACACAATTGTGTCACCTGTAGCAAATCCATGAGCAGCTTTAGTGATACGGTTTGTAGTTGTATTTACATCTGCTGCAGCAAAAGTTATAGCTGTAGTAGTATTTGATGGGAAAAGACGGAATCTGTCTCCTACTTTAAGAATCTTAGAAAATGAAGTACCAGCTCCATTTACAAGAACAGAACCAGAAGATACAGTTACAGTACCACCGCCAGTAACATTTCCGTTAATCTGACTTGTAACAAAAGTATGGTTTACACCAGTTCCAAAGTCAGAAACAGTTAATGTAATACCAGCTGCAGCATTATCTGCAGAAGTAGCTAAACGAAGATAATCTCTGTTAACAGAAACTACATAATAATCTGTGTCATCTGTTAGACCACTGATATCTGTACCAGCTTCTCCATTTGAGTATCTAACTTCTGTTCCAGTTATAAACCCGTGAGAAGGAATTTTAAATGTACTTAGATTTAAATCTATAGAAGATCTAGGGTTAAATGTTTTAGTAATTACTGGAACATTGCTAAGGAGTCGCAGTTGTTAAACCATTTACAACTGTTTGACCTCGAGAGTCATAGTTTACAAGCTCTCCTTGAAGGAATCCATGTCCTGGAACTGTAATTATGTTGTTAGTAAAGTCTAAAGATGTAATAAGAAGAGACTGAGTACCAGTACCTACACCAGTAATATTTGCAATATTTGTTAAAGCTTGGTTTGTGGCAAGCTTAACAATACTGTTATCAACCTTGATGATGTAATAAGTACCGTTGTTTGTTAAACCAGGGATAGTTGTTCCGCCACCATTTGAATATCTAACGGCTTGACCAGAAACTAATCCATGATTAGGAATGTACAAAGTATCTTCAAGTGTATTAATTGTTACGAAGATAAAGCTGTGTGCAGTTCCTGTTCCAGCAGCTGTAAAATTAATAGAAGTTGGGGAATTTAAAGATGTTTTTAGTTTAATTCTGTTAGCGTCAATAACTTCAGAAATATAATAAGTAGCTTGATCCTGTAGAGGTGCAATTGCTACGCCTCCACCAGTATCATATTGTACTGGCTGATCCACTTGAAAACCGTGGTTGTTAATACTTAAAGTATCAGTTGCAGTATTGACAACAACTTTTCTTATTTGATCAGATGTGGCTGTTTGTCTAGAAGAAGGGATTGTTAAGTTAATAGTAGTAAATGTAGGAGATGGAGTTGTACTCAATCTATATGTAAATGTGTTTACTGTATTAATATAATAAATAATTCCATTAGATAAGCCAGTAGGAGCAGTGCCATTAAAATTAAGAGTTACAGCTTCTCCATTAACCAAACCATGAACTGATGAACTATGGATAACATCGTTTTCTAGATCCATACTAATAGGTACAAAAGCATGTGTAGACGATCCAGCAGGAGCTATTGCAATAGCATTTGTATTATTTTGAGCATCTACTGCTGTAGGATGAACGCTGTTACCAGTTGTAAATGAAGAAATCAATGACAATACAACTTGACCTTCTCCATCTCTATAAGATGAAAGATTTGTTATTGCAGCTCCATTAAATGTAGCAACACCATCAAAAAGACCTGTTGATGTAGCAACATTTGTTGCACTAGAAATAATGAAAGAACCGCCGCCACCACCAGATGCATTAGCTATAGTTGTACGAGCTCCTGGCCCTCCAGAGTAGCCACCACCACCACCAGATTGTCCAGCGTTGTTACCGTCAGATTGTCCACCGCCACCAAATCCACCATAACCGCCAGCACGAGTGTTAGTACTCATGGTTAATCCATCAAGAAATGACCCGCCACCAAAATCTCCAACAGTAGAGTTTTCACCTCTACCATTAAAACCTCCACCACCACCAGAACGACCACCAGCAGCACGACCACCGAAGCTCAAAGCTGTTCCTTGAATACCACCTGTGGAAGAAGTTCCACCTATCTGACTTAATACACCGTTTCTTCCCGCAGTTGTATTTGCATCTGCAGAACCTCCACCAGCAACAAACAAAGGCTCGTTACCAGTTTTACGAACTACAAATGTTCCACCACCAGAACCACTCCATGTACCTGCAGAAACTCCCTTTTGACCGCAAGCAATTGTGATAATTTCACCTTTAGTTAAGGAAACTCTTCCTCTTACACGAGCACCTAAACCTGGAGCTGCTCCTCCAGATCCATCAAAACCAGATGCTCCATAAACATCAAATTCATAAATACCAGAAACTGGAACTGTCCAGTCTTGATAACCTTGAAATGCTCCTTGTGAAATGTAGGTTTCATCCCAGTTTCCATTTGCAGATGTATCGTAAGCAGATCTCATTTGAGCTTGAGTAGGGCCAACTCGACCAGTCTGGCCGCAAGTAGTAAATGTATGAGTATTAGAAGCTAGCGTATATAAAGCTTGAGAACCAGCAAAAGAAGATACAGAAACATTTCGTAAAAAGTATGTATTGCCGCTAGTCAATCCAGTTAATGCAGTACCGTTTGTATAGTATTTAACTGCTTGATTTGAAGGCGTAGAAGCATCAATATTAAGCTTATTATCATAAACTCTTGGTGTATTAAAAGTAATATCTCCAGCAACAGCAGCAGTAATATTAATATCTGATCCACCCTGAGTGGTGCTAAATTTTAATTGCTGGGTGTTTTCTCTTTTAACAAAAACAAGGGTGTCATCTGTAATACCAGTAAGTGCTCCAGTACCAGTTGAATATATAAAACCAGTACCATTTGTAAGAGCTGTAGGTATATTTTCAGCTGTTACACCTGCAGTACCTTTATAGTAAATAAAGTCACTGTCAACATGTACATTTGTTTTACGAAATGTATGAGCTCCAGTAGAACCTACTGCCGTAACATTAATAGGCATTTACTTTATCCTCTATTCTCTGACATAGATAGCGTGTCCGTAGTATGGAGATGATCTATCAGCATCCCATACGCTTGGGTTTCTTCCTGAACCCCAGCCCCAAACATGGTGTGAAATTCTGCTATGTGTTCCAGCAGCGTCAATAACACCGAAACCGCCACCTACTTGACCATACTGCTCAGGAGCAGAGGTAGCACACCATCCAATTTGTGCTGACGCCCATCCGCCAAAACCACTGTTATAAGTATTAAATCCTGGAACATTTGGCCATCCACCAGCCATTCTTGGATATCCATAATCATTTCCATGACGGTCTGATGCAATCTTAAAGCCCCAAAGATTTGCGTTTCTATCTACAATTGGAGAACCGTTTGTAGTATCTGGACGACGGTCTAGGCTGTAGTACCAGAAGCTGGCATTACCAAACAATTGAGTGTTTCCATAAACTGGAGCAGAGTTTTGTGCAACACATGCTCTCATGCTCGTTTGTAGAGAGTTGTGTCTCCAACCAATTCTTTGTGCTCCAGAGCTTGGAGAAGTTCTATTTGGTCTAATCATTACATCTCTAAACTGACATGCAATGTAAACAGGGCTAAATGCATCTGTTCCATCGTCTGCAGCATAATTAGTAACATTTCCACCAAATGCATTATCTATTTGAGACTTAGTGCTGTATGTCCAACCAGCCCAGTCGCCGACAAATACAGCACCAGGGCTAAATGGAGTTCTACTAGCAGATCCGAAATTGTTTGTATCCATTCTTAAAGCAAGCATCCATCCACCGCCGTTAGACTGCATAATGCAATGAACTCTAAATGCAGAATCTGTCCAACCAGTAGGTTTAATCCAATAAGCGCCATCTGGTGCTGCAGGATTAACTGCAAGAATTGCAGTAGCACTTGTAGCAGCTCTAGCTTCACTAGATCCATCTGCTGCAATGGTGTCAGTTACTGTAAAATTGTGAGTATCTAATACAGTTTCTACATAATAATAATTTTGTGAAGCACTTGAAACAAATGAAGTTCCAGCTGCTGGTGGATCGTATCTTAGTAAATCTGCAACTGTAAATCCATGATTTTTTACATGGAAGATATCTCTGTCTAAAGATACACCGATTGCCCTAAATTTTTGAGTACCTGTTCCTCCAGAAATTGAAGTAATAGCTGATCCTGTAGGAGTAGGTTTAATTGTAAAACTGTAAGTATTAGTAGATCCTTGTTGAAAGAATGTATCAATAAAATAAGTTGTATTATTTGTTAAACCGCTAGCAGCAGAACCAGTTGTTGTATAAAGAAGCATTCTTCCTACATACCAATCTAAATCTGCAAGTCCAGAATCACTAGTTACTGTAATCAAGCTTCCACTATAAGAAGTTACTGTTGCAAGAACAGAAGTTAAAACATTTATAGAACCATCATTAGCTCCATCAAATGATTTAGCAGCATCATTTACCACTGTAAGAGTAGTTTGTGTAGATGGGTCAACATTGTTACCAGCAAAAAGACGAGCTTGATTAGCTAATTGAAAAGTTCCTGACATAGCAGATTCTATGTCTATAGCGTCTCCATCTGGAATAGCGCTTACTTGAAATGTTGAAGTTGATGTACCTAGTCCAGTATTTGTTTTTAAAAATACAACTCCTCGCGGGTTAGTAGCAAAATATCCAGTTCCTGCAGTTACAGAGTAGTAAAGAGGAGTACCTAAAGGTCTTCCATTAAAATTCTCTGCTCCATGGCTTACAGTTATAGTGTCAGCAGTAGTACTTACTGAGCTGATATTGCTTGTTATTCCACCAATAGTTGCTGAGTTAGACCAATCAATGTTGATAGAAGCAAGAGTATTTGAGCCATCAAATGTTTGAGCTGTAGCACTGTTTGAAGCGTCAAATGATTTAGCAGCTGTATTAGAAGCTTGAAACTCTTGAGAAATTGTTGAGTTTAGATTCAAAAAATAAAAAGGAGTATTTAAACCAAAACCGTGTGCACTAGGTGTGGTTACAGTTAAGGTAGAGATTGACTCTCCGTCTGTAGTTATACCGTCTGAGTCAGAAATTCTAAGCTGAGAACCTTGAAAGAACTCTCCAGTAATAATAGAAGAATAGAGATCTTCAATAGATGCAGTGGTAGCTTGTATATCTTTGCAAAGATATGTAAAAGTTGTTGTATTTGGAATAGAGTTGATAATGTATGAACCATCGGCAGTAATAGATTTTGTTCCACTAACGCTGATAGGGATACCTACCGCAAGTCCATGATCTAAACCTGTTCTAACAGTAATTTCACGAGTTCCAGCATTAGTAGTAATAGCAATAATGTCTGGAATAGTAGTGTCACCGCTCTTTGAGAAGAACGATGGGGTGTTGTTAATAAGCTCAACTGTTTCCCACTTTGTTGGCTGAAGACCATATTCAAAGTCAGTATCGATTAGGTTTTCTGGCTGCGATACACGCAGCTTAGTAACTGGATCGATAAACTCTTTTGGAAAAGAGATTTCTCCACCTGTACCTGAGCTTCCTGAGCTACCGCCTAAAAAACCGGGCATTAGTTATTACCTCTCTCAGAATAAGATGGATTCGTAGATAGAATACCAGTTTTTACAGACATCAATTTTGAAAAAATCATCTTAAATACCTAACCACCATGATGTGGACATAGCTAATGATCCTTGTGGACCTGTCGCACCAGTAGTACCCTGAGTACCTCCAGCAGCTTCTAAAAATACTCCATTATAAAAAACATAAGTTTTTGCAGTATTAGTATTAAACCAAGCATCTCCATTTACAGAAGTTTCAATTGCTGGCTGAGTTGGTCCAGCAGTGAATTTACCTACAGGACCTGTAGGACCTGTAGGACCTGGAATTTCTGATTGAGCACCTGTTGGTCCTGTAGGACCTGTTTGTCCACGAGGACCAGTTGGGCCTTGCGGACCTGTTACTTGTGAATCTGCTCCAGTGGGGCCTGTAAAACCACGCAAACCTTGTTCACCAGTTGCTCCTTGCGGACCTGTTGGCCCCTGAGTGCCTGTTGGACCCGTTGGTCCTTGAGGACCAGCTACATCTGATATAGGTCCAGTAGGACCTTGAATACCTTGTGGTCCTGTAGCACCTACGGAACCAGTAGCACCTGTAGGACCTTGAATACCTTGTGGTCCTTGTGGACCTGTTGGAGCTACACGCTTAGCTTCCCAAGCAATTCCAGTCCAGACCCAGGTTTGATTATTAAATGTGACTTCTTCACCAACTACTGTTGGCGTAGGAAAATCTATTGCTGCCACTTGGTCTGTCCTTTCTGTGCTCTAGGTTCTATTTTACTCTGGTGTAGGTTCTTGAATTCCAGCGTTTTTCATTCCAACATAAGCATCTGCCCAATGAATTGCTGCAGGAAGAGATTCCCAAGGTCCGCTTTCATCAATGACATTATCTTCATGTAGAACCTGAACATAAGGTCCATCTTCTACTATGATGTAAGAAAACATATTATATCTCTTTTCTATTAGACCGAATAGGTGATTTTTCCAGATGCACCTACCGCCAATCCGTTGTTATTATCTATGTAAACACCATTTATGTTAGAAGTTCCAAAGCCACTAGTTCTTTGAATCCAAGTTATTCCATCAAACGATGTTGCTAATTTTCCAGTGGCTCCACCAGCAATATATGTTCCGTCTGGAGAAACATCTAGCGCTCTAACGCTAGAAGCTCCAAAACTACTGGTCGGAAATGTTTGAGTCCAAGTTGTTCCATTTGTAGAGCTTGCAAATTTCCCTGCTTCGCCAGCTGCTAAAAAATTTCCTCCAGCAGTATTAGTAACTGCAAAAATACTACTTACTCCAAAGCTAGAAGATCTTTGAGTCCAAGTTGTACCATTTGTAGAAGTAGCAAGCTTTCCATCATACCCGACAGCAACAATAGTGCTATTACTTGCAGCTAATCCATTTATAAATGTAGTGCTGAAAGATGAAGTTCTTTGTACCCAGCTTATGCCGTCTATAGATGTAGCTAATTTTCCTGATCCGCCAGCTGCTATCCACAAAGAAGCGCTTGGAGAATAAACAACAGCAAGAACTGGACTTGCTCCAAAACCAGAAGAGCGTGCTGTCCAATTTACACCATCTGATGAAGTAACTATTCTTCCAAAACTTCCACCAGCTACATAAATATTATCTCCATAAGATATACAATAAAGATTGCTATCTACTGCATTACTTTCTCTTTGAGTCCAAGATAGTGTATTAGATGAAGTTGCAATTTTTCCAGAATTTCCTACAGCAATATATGTATCTGTGTCTTGATTATAATAAACAGCATTTATATTACTTAAAGCAAATGATGAATCTTCAACAAGTTGCCATGTTACTGGAGTAAAAGGAAAAGTTAAAGTTGCATGAAAAGCATGAGAGGCTCTAAGCACATTACACCGTTAGATTTCCGCTTAGCAACCACTCATTAGCTCCAAGTTTAATTAGAGAGCCAACAGCATATCTAGCTTTGGTTGTAAATCTTGATCCTTCGCTTCTTATTACAGCTGAGCCAGTAGCACGAACAGTTACCTGTCCAACGCCAAGTTGGGTGAATAAAATTTGTGTTCCAATTGGAAATGTATACCCATCTGTACCATCTTGTGCAACATCTAAAAATAACGCAGAAGAGCTGTTCATTTTTACAATTGTTGCTGCATCTTCGGCAATCAAAACATGTGAAACAAGTTTAGTAGGGCCAGTGACTTCAAAATTAGCTGGTCCTGTTGGACCTGTAATTCCTGGGCCTGTTGGACCAGTAGCTCCTTGAGCTCCTGTAGCACCTGTAGGACCTGGCACGGTTGAAGTTGGTCCAGTAGCTCCAGTAGGACCTGTCACAGATGGACCTGTAGGACCAGTTGGGCCAACAATTGGACCAGCATTTACCCAGCTAGAACCGTTCCAAACATAAAGATTTCCATTTGCAGAAACAATGTAAGCATCGTTTACAGTATTACCGACTGATGGAAGATTTCCTACAGTAGCAACTTGACCTTTAACTGTAATTGATGTTCCTTGTGGACCTGTCGCACCAGTAGGGCCAACTTCTCCAGAACCAAGAACCAAGTTCCAAGAAGCGTATGTGTTTCCATCTCCATTTATTTTGTCAACCAATATAGTGATAGATGTTCCAACAATTACAGTAATAATTCCTTCCATAAAATTAGAAGGAAATGAACTAGCTGCTAGTCTTGCTCTAGTTCCAACAGTAAAAGCATCCACCTTATTTACAGTAAAGTTTTTTGTAACTCCACTTTCAATAGTTAAATTACTAGTAGAAGTGACTCCTATATAACTAGGACCCTGCGGACCTGTTGGTCCTGTAGGTCCAGATCCTGTAGCACCAGTTGCGCCAGTAGGACCTGTTACTGTAGAAGCTGCACCCTGCGGACCTGTCGCTCCCGTAGGGCCAGTTGGTCCTGGAATTGTAGAAGCTGATCCTGTAGCTCCTGTAGCACCAGTTGCACCACGAAGACCTACTTCACCTTGTGCACCCGTAGCACCAGTTGCACCAGTTGCGCCCGTCGGTCCAGTAGGACCTCCAGAAGGCCCTGTCGGACCCACAGGTCCAGTTGCACCTGTTACTGATGGACCAGTGGCTCCCGTAGCGCCATTTGGACCAGTTGCACCAGCAAAACCTCTAGGCCCTGTCGGACCTGTTGGACCAGCATTGCCTTGTGCACCTGTTGCACCCGCTGGACCAGTTTCTCCTATAGGGCCTGTAGGACCTGCAGTTCCTTGAGAACCTGTTGGACCACGCTGTCCTTCTGGTCCTGTTGCACCAACAGCACCAGTAGGACCTGCAGGGCCTGTTGGACCAGCTACATATAAACCTTGTGGACCAGTTGGACCAGTATTTCCTTGTGGACCAGTAGATCCTGTTGGACCTGTTGGACCTGTAATAGTAGATGCAGCACCTTCAGGACCAGTAGCACCAGTTGCGCCAGTAGGACCAGCTAAACCTATATTTGAAGAAGCAGATTCTACCCAGTAACTATCGTAATAAACATAAATTTGACCAGTTTCAGAGTTAAACCAAGCATCTCCAACATCTGGTGAACTTGGTGGAGTAACACTTGAAATAGAAAATGATCCTGTTGGACCTGTTGGACCAGTTACATTTGAAGCTGCACCTGCTGCACCAGTTGGACCTGTAGGTCCTACTACTGAAGAAATTACAAGATCCCAAGCGGTTCCTGTCCATCTCCAAGTTTGAGATCCAGAAGTAAATAATTCATTTACGCTAGGTGAGTTTGGAAAATCAATAGCTGCCATTTTTCATATCCTCCTAGCTCAAAAACGATTCATATTGAATGTGAATTAGAATTTTGTCATTAGCGCTAAATAAAAATGGTTGGCTTTCAGTTACAGCTACACCTTCATCATATGTTGCCGACTGAGAGTGCATAAAAAGTTCTATTCTATTTCCATTGTTGCTATTAAAAATTGCTGTTCCAAAATAGTTTGTACCTGGACCTTCGTCACGCATGACTACTTGACCTACTGGTTGAAAGTTTTCAAATACTCCAGCGGTAGGTAAACTTACGGAGTATGTTCCAGATCCACGACTGAATCCAGCAGTTCCAGCAACAATACGAATTTCTCCAATAATAGTTGCGCCAATGTTTACATACCTACCAGTGATGCTTCCATTTCCTATAACTGGATTTGTTGTGCTTCCATATAAAACTGGTGTATATGTAGTCCAAGGAGTGATTGCAAAAGCACCTGTCGGTCCAGTAGCCCCAGCTGGGCCGGGTACCGTTGATGCCGCACCAGTAGGACCTGTAGCACCAGCTGGACCTTCAGGACCAGTTGGGCCTATTGCAGTTGAGTTTTCACCTGCTGGCCCAGTTGGTCCAGTTGGTCCAGCTGCACTAGTACGAACTAAACGCCAAGCAGTTCCGTTCCAACGATATGTTTGAATTCCATTTGTGTAAGTCTCATTGAGCGTAGGGTTACTTGGAAAATCAATTGCTGCCATGTCTGTCTACCTCCTAGCTCACCGACATAAAGGAACCACTCACAGAGAAGATTCCAGATTGGGTTAATGATATAGGAGCGCTTCCCGTTAAAGGAGCAGCCTCTCCGTTACTTATATCTGTGTACCAAAGGGCTGCAATAGCAGAGCCTACTGGAGCTATAGCATAAATTATATATGAATCTGCTCCAAGAACAAGTCTTCCAGTCAAAACTGGCTGTGTTCCAGAAGCAGGTAAGAAAGGCAAGCTAACACTATATTGACCTGTTCCAAAATTGCTGACATTTGACATTTCAATATAGATATCTACAGTTATATTTTGCCCATACTTTACATAATTTCCTGAACCAGGAGTTCCAGTAAAAGTCAATCCAGTTCCAGCAAATACAGGAGTATAAGAAGTTATAGTAGGAGTCCCAACAGGGCCTTGCGGACCAGTTGGACCTGTAGGACCAATTTTATCAACAATATCAATAACTCCACCAATATTTAAATCGGTGACATCCTGATAAACGATTTGGCTAGGAGCATTTAGCGGAACATCATAAACAATTACTGTATCTGTACTCGAGAGATTTCTACCTAAAGTTGTTGAGTTATTTGTCGTTCCTGGAACATTTGTTGTTGATCCAGATGCAATACGAAGTGCTAGTGAGTTAGTTACTTGAACTCCACTAACATCAAAGAACATCTTCTCACCGCGAACTGCAACAAGGTTTGGATTATCTCCAGCTAAACCAGTTACAGAATAAGCAGATCCATTAGAAGAAATAAAGTAAGTTACTCCACCTTTTTCTCCTCTAGGACCAGTAGGACCAGTAGGTCCAGTTACATTTGATGCTGCTCCTGTTGGACCTGTAATTCCTGGGCCTGTTGGACCAGTAGGACCAGTAGGTCCAGTTACATTTGATGCGGCTCCTGTTGGTCCAGTTACAGATGGACCTGTTGCACCAGTTGGACCTGTTGGACCTGGGACTGTTGACACAGGACCAGTTGAACCTGTTGGACCAATTAAAGCTCCAGCTTCAATCCAACCATTATTTGCGGTGTAGATATAAATTGTATTTTCTGCGTAAATAACATAAAAATCACCAACAGCACCAGCAGAAGCTCCAGCACCAGCAGCAAAGTCTGCATATGTGTTGTAAAAACCTTTAGCTTGAGATCCAACTCCTTGTGGACCTGTAGGACCTGTAACAATTGGTCCAGTTGCACCAGTACTTCCAGTTGGCCCTGTAGGACCTTGTAAACCAGTTGATCCTGTAGGACCAGTTGGGCCTACTTGACCTGTAGCACCTGTAGGACCAGTTGCTCCACCAAACTCAGTTGTACCTACCTCAACCCAGAAACCATCGTAATAAACATATACAGCACCAGTTTCAGTTTCAAACCAAGTATCGCCTGGAGTTGCTCCAGTAGGTGCGGTTGCATATGCAGGTACAAACTCTCCTTGCATACCAGTTGGACCTGTTGGGCCAGTCGCACCCGTAGCACCCGTCGGTCCAGTTGGACCAGTTGAACCAGTCGGACCAGTTACATTGCTTGCTGCTCCTGTTGCACCAGTAGGACCAGTAGGACCTTGAGAACCTACTGCACCTTGTTGACCTATATTTCCTTGCGGACCAGTAGCACCCGTAGCACCCGTTGCTCCCGCAGGACCTGTAATACCTCTAAATCCAGTAGGTCCAGTTGCACCTGTAACACCAGTAGCACCAGTTGGGCCTGTAGGTCCAGCATTTCCTTGTGGACCTGTTGGTCCTACAGGAGCTGCACCAGTTTCAATCCAGTAACCATCGTAGTAAACATAAACTTTTCCATTATTGCTGTTAAACCAAGCATCACCATTATCTGGAGATACTGGAGGTGTGGAATCAGCAATTGCAAAATTACCTAATTCACCAGTTGCACCTGTAGCACCAGTCGGTCCTGTAGGTCCTGTAGCACCAGTAGCGCCTATAGAACCTGTTGGACCTTGAATATTTCCAACATTGTCCCACTCGCTGCCTACAGCGTCCCAAACATAAAGATCACCAGCTACAAGATATCCATCTCCTGGATTTCCTGTCGGATGTGCAGCTTGTAATGAAGCAAGATCTGGATAAGAACCAAGAATAGAAACACCAGTGCCTGGAGTTCCTGTTGGACCTGTTATACCTTGAGAACCAGTTGCACCTGTTGCGCCTGTAGGGCCAGTAGGGCCAGTTGAACCTGTAAGACCAGTATTACCAGTTGGACCAGTTACACCCTGAATACCTTGTTCACCAGTAGCACCAGTTGCGCCAGTAGGACCAGTAGCTCCTGTAGCACCAGTTGCACCTATTACGCCTTGTTCACCTGTAGCACCAGTTGGACCAGTTATACCCTGAATACCTTGTGCACCAGTTGCACCCGTAGGTCCTGTAGCACCAGTAACAGAAGGTCCTGTAGCACCGACACTTCCTGTAGCTCCCGTCGGACCTGTTGGGCCTGTATCACCAGTAGCACCAGTTATTGAGTTACCTTCAGGACCAATAGGACCTGTAGGGCCAGTTACACCTTGCGGACCTTGTGCACCTGTAGCACCAGTGATTGAATCACCTTGTGCACCCGTAGCACCAGTTGGACCAGTAGGTCCTATATCTCCTTGATCACCCTTAACACCAGTTGGACCAGTAGCACCTACTGAACCTGTAGGACCTGGCACGGTTGAAGCTGCACCAGTTGGACCAGTTGGTCCTTGTGCACCCTGAGCACCTGTAGGACCAGTATCGCCTGGATTACCTTGAACACCTTGAGGACCGACATCACCTGTTCTAGCAAAAGTAACAATGATGTCTTCGTCATTTGAGAAGCTTGTAGCAAGACCACTTACATAAGAAACTGGAACTTTAAAGTATCCAGATTGTTCTGTTATAGCGCCTGTAATTGTGAAAAGAGCAAAGTCTGCAGAATCAGTCTTATTACTGATTCGCATATGTCCTTTGATTGGACTTGTTGAGTCATCAATAGTACGAAGGAACTGCTGCACATCAATTGCGCCGTCAGCCTCGTCATCAATAAACATAAATGTTGCAAGCTGAAGATCTAAATTATTGAAACGAAGTTTTCCAGTTCCTGGATCTGTTTCAGCTGCATTAGCTGTAAATGTGTAATCAAATGATGCACCGCCAAAATTACCTACAGGACCAGTTGCACCAGTAGGACCTGCGGCTCCAGTTGCACCAGTAGCTCCAGTTGGACCAGTTACTGTAGAAGCTGCTCCAGTAGGACCTGCTGGACCTGTATCACCAGTATTACCAATTGGACCTGTTGGACCAGTTGCGCCTTGCGGACCAGTTGCGCCAGCACCTGTTGCACCCGTAGCACCAACAGCACCAGTTGCACCTGTTGGACCTACTGGACCAGTATCACCAGTATTTCCTGTTGGACCGATTGCACCTGTTGGACCTGTTGCTCCTTGCGGACCTGTAGCTCCCGTCGCGCCTGTTGCACCTGTAGCGCCAGCTCCAGTTGCACCAGTTGCACCTGTTGGACCTACATCACCAGTATCACCTTTTACGCCAGTTGCACCAGTAGGACCTGCAACTCCTTGTGCACCAGTTGCACCTGTTGCGCCAGTAGCACCAACTGCACCAGTAGGACCTGCAGCACCAGTAGGACCAGGAACCGTACTTGGATCTCCAATAGGGCCAGTTGCACCAGTTGCACCCGTTGCACCAGTTGCACCAGTTGGGCCTTGAGCACCAACATCACCAGTGCGAGCAAAAGTAATTAATATGTCATCGTTTGCATCAAAGCTAGAAGCTAAACCAGAAACATAAGCGCAGTTAACTTTGAAGTAACCACTCTCTTCAGTTACAGAAGAGATTGTAAATAAAGCAAAATAATTAGAATCACTCTTGCGAGTAATCTTGAAATGTCCCTTTAAAGTGCTTGTACTATCATCAATTGTTCGTAAAAATGATTGAAGATCAATTGCTCCATCTGCTTCATCATCGATGAACATGTAAGTGGCAGCAGTTAAATCTCCATTGTTAAATTTAAGTTTTCCACTGCCCGGATCAGAATCTGTGTTATTTGTAGCAAATGTGTAATCAAATGCAGCTCCACCAAATGAGCCAGCGGGACCAGTTGCACCTGTTGGACCAGTTACATTTGAAGCAGCACCAGTTGCTCCAGTTGCACCTGTAGGGCCAGTTGCACCAGTTGGTCCTGTTACTGTACTTGCAGCACCAGTTGCACCAGTAGGACCTGCGGGACCTGTAGATCCTGTTGCACCTGCGGGACCTGTTGCACCAGTGGCTCCAGTAGATCCAGTCGGTCCACCAGCTGGACCTGCGGGACCTGTTGGTCCTTGCGGACCTTGTGCTCCAACTAAACCACGAGGAATATCAGTGCCGAGAGGCGAGGTCGTTACTGGTTCTACCGTGTCTAGTTTTGTTATATCAACATTGGAAGCATCTCCAGTTGGGAGATAAAATCTAAAAGTATATGGACGAGCACCTTTTATACGAACTGTTGCGGTGTAATACCAACCACGAGGGCTTAAATCTAAATCATCTGTACAAGGAAGTTCTATATCAAACTCGCCAGAAGCGTCTAAAGTTACGGTGATAGGTGTAGATAGAATCGTTGCGTCATTAGCATCTTCAATTCTGCTTGAAGGTGTGAAAGTAACTGTTCCAGAAGCTGCCAGCCCAGTACTTTTTAGGTACTGCCCAAAGACCGTTCTCACACTGACATCATTGGGATATGACATATTTGGCGCTCCGTGTCACGAAAAAACTTGAGTAAGAGCTGCACTGGTAACAGCCCTCTGGTCCAAGTTATATTTTACGATATTTTTTGTACAGTGACCTGAAAAAATCAACACTTACAAAGGCTCTTATCTAGGCAGCCTCAAAACGCAAAGATCTCTTCTTGGGTCGTAGTCTTTCCCTATAACCATAGTCAGCATTCCTGGCTGTGCTTCCTTGCCTGTTTTATCGCGGAACCAGTCGGAACCGCCATCTAAAGTAGGAGCTTGAGCCCAGAATCGGTTTCCATAGTCTATACATCTAAAGTTGTGATAGTGCCCCGAAACCCAGAGATCACAG